TCAGCTTCTTCTTCATGCCTTCCATTCGGGCACAAAAGCTGTCGCGCCTTTTTCCGCCCTCGGGTTGCGGGGGCTTCAGATTCATCCCTTGCTTTTTGGCGGAGGCTCGCCCCTTGGCGTTCAAGCCGCCTTTTTCCGACTTGCCTTCCTTGCGCTGCCATGCTGGTGTCTTAGCCATACGTCACAGCCAAAGAAGTAAGCGTCGTGCCAACCACGTAAATACCGTTCTGGCAAAGGATGCCTTCGCCGGGAAGCAATACTTGGAATGGCTGCACCGCAGTCGAATACTTGAATGTGTACACAACTGCGCCGGTAGTGTCCGTGCCGTCATAGATGGTAAAAGTGCCAGCTGTGCCGTTGCCCAAGAAGACGAGGGATTTTAGCCGGGTTCTACCCGTAAACAACTGAACAGGAAAAGTCGTGCCCGTGGCCGACTTTACGTCATACTGAACTGTCATGATTGAAGCTCCTTAAAAGAGGGGGCCGAAGCCCCCGTTCAATCAGTCAAGGTTACCGTAGGGGTACTGAGTCAGCGTACCGATGTTGTTGTCGGGCTGTGAGTAACGCAAGATGAAGTTCAGTTTGCCGCCAGTGGGAGCCGCAACGCTAGTGCCTGTAATGCTCAGAGTAAACACAACTTGCGACAAGAACGAAGGGTTAGCGCCCAAGGTGGGGTTCTGAATATCAGCAGTGGTAGCCAACAAGTTAGCCAAATTCGTGCCGGTATAGGTGATGCTTTGACGGCCAGCAGTGCCAACAGTCGTAGTGCCCAGAGCGGCAGTAGCATAAGCGGGAGTACCGGCAGCGGCAGTGTAGTTGTTGGAAACAAACACACTCACGTTGCTCAACGTAGCACCAGACTCACCAGTGATGGCAGAGATGTAGTCCACAGTCACGTCAATGATTTCGCTGCCATTGGGAATATACATCACAACGCCGCGATACACCTGAGTGGTGGTATCGGCGGGGATGGTTTGCACGGTAGGGCCGTTAGCGCTGTAAACGCTAGAGGGGGTATAAACTGTACCGGGCAGGTTGGGGATGTTGTTGCCCCAAGCAAATTGACCAGAGCCACCAGAGTAACCAGCAGTGCCAGCAGTGCTGTTGGAAAGATCAATGTAGCAGTCTTGTTCCAAGACTGTGTAACCGACGTCGCGCAAAGCGCCAAAACGGTTGTCGCCCGAAAGGATTGGGCCTTCAAATGTACTACGTGCCATGACAAATGTCCTTATGCAAAAGTTACCTTGTTAATCGTTGCATCGTCTGCTGGGCCAGTGGCAACAAGGTCGAATTCCCAGATGCGTAGATAGTAACCGATCCAAAGCAGTAGTCAAGATATTTTTGCTGGAATTATTACCACCCAAAGAAAAAGGGGCCGAAGCCCCTTTCCCTGTAAGCAACGAGTGCTTAGTATGAGCTGAAGATGCCCAGTGGGTCAGACCAGCCAAAGCTGTAACGTTCACGGCTCTTGTAACGTACATTGCCCGTATCAAAATCACCATCCATTGAATTCTGCAACGGAATCCGCTCGAAGTGCTTCAGGCCGTTAGGCACATCAGTGGTCAAGAACCAGGTGTTGGTCGAAGTCAAGAAGTGGTTAACAGCGTAACCTTCAGGAATCGAACCATTGTTCTTGATGGCGTTGATGTCGTTGTTGTTAGTACCAACGCGCAACTCGGTTTCGAGCAGACGGGTAGCAACGAACATCAGTGCTGGGGGAACCACCAACTTGCGGGGTTTAGCAGCGATCAACAGACCACGTTCATCAGTCCAAGCAGCGATTTGAATAACGGCAGCTTCCAAAGAAGTTTCGTTCAAATCAGAAGGAGTGGTGAAAGTGTTGCTGTTAGTACCGCCGTTCACCAAGGGGTGAGCGGTAGAGAACAAGGACACGCCATCGCCGCCAACGTAGGCGTTGTTGTAACCGTTGTTCAAAACTGCAGCAGCCTTAACTTGCTTGGTGTAAGCCATAGCACGAGCCAAGCCTTTGGTGTAACGAGCAGACAAGCTGTCGTACAAGTTATCTTCGATCGCTTCTTCAGTGATCGAGAAACCCAAGGCGATGGTTTCGTGGTTATAGCGAGCAGTCCAAGCTTCTTGAGCATTGTCATAAGAAATTGCGCTGCCTTCATTCTTCACCGGAGCGGCGTTGAAGCCAGACAGTTTGGTTTCTTCTTCAAACGAACGTTCAGAAGTTTCGGTTTCATAAATTTCTTTATGTTCTTCACCGTAACGGGCATACTCCAAACCGAACAAAGCGTTCAAGCCGGGGAGCAGTTCTTTAAGTAGTTGTGCGCGTGAAATAGCCATTTTATATTACTCCTTAGGCGCCAGTAGCGTTGAAGTAGTTGTGGTAACCGAAGTTCCACTGTACTTGCACTTCTGGGTAGCCAACAAAAGACAAAGCAGTGCCGGCAGGCACCGACACGGTGGTGGACAAGGTCAAAGTTGTACCGCTGATGTTAGTCACGGTCAAATAGTTACCTTGGGCCATGCCGGTCACGCTAGGAGCAATAACTTGCATACCGGGGCTAATAGCAGTGTTAGCAGCAGTAATGGTCAAAGTGGCGCTGCTGGAAGTTGCGTTGCCGCTGGTAGCGGTAACAGTAACAGCAGTGTCAGGAACCACAGCCACAACACGGAACGGAGCGCTCGATGTAATACGTGTATTACCTTGAGTACCAGAGGTGATAACACCGCCGGTCACGCCCATAGCAGAGTCACCAGTAGTGGTGTTACCGGAAGCAGAGCCACCGTTAGAACCGTTGGTAACCAAGTACATATTGGAGCCGATGAACGAGGGGTTCACGTAGCCAACAGTAGCACCGGGAGTGTTGGACACAGACGAAGTGCCTTGAGTCAAAACAGCTGCTTGGAACACAACTTGTGGATCATCCACAACATAACCCTGGATATTGTTAGAAACAGTATTGGCAGGGTAGAACTGAGCACGCACGGTTTGGCTAGAGCTGTTGACGTATTGAGCGCCAACAAACACGCCGATAGCACCAGCGCCGGAAGAAACCGACGAAGCTGCACCGAGGGCTGTAACAGCCAAAGTACCACCGCTAATAGCAACAACGTCGCCATTAAACAAGTTGTAGCCATAGCTAGAAGAGATAGGAATGAAACGGGTAGAACCCGAATACATTCTACCGCCGGTCAGGCTTACGGGTTTTAAACCGTATGCCGCAGGGACAATAGGATAAGCCATTTATAACTCCATAAAATTAAGATAAAGATGACCCACGTGTTGTCGATGATCTCTTTTCCGAGAACAACGGCATCCGAGGATCCTGCTGACGCATAAAGTTGTTGTCAACTGATTCCATCTGCGATTTTGCATGGTTCTGAAAATACTCTTCCATAGCTTTGAGTCGTTCAGTAGGCATCTTGCAAAGCATTAACCCACCAATCTCCACATTACCTTTGGCATCAGGACCAAGCATCAACTCAGGATGGTCTTCCGCCTTCACTGGCTCCCAGCCGTCACGCATCTTTTTGGACACGTTAGTTGGATCACTAATGCTCATGATCGCAGTTGCGATGTAGCGGAAGGACCAACCCGGAATAGGATTCGGATCTGGCAGAGTGCTCGATGGTTTGTAAACATAACGAGCTGTTTGTTCGCGTGATTCAATCTCACGAGGATTACGATTGATAGCCATTTTTAATTACCCCAATTTCAATACTTGTTCAGCATACTGCTGGTTAGTTAAACCCAATTTCTTCGCCAACGCTACTTGCGTCTGCGTTAATTGAACCTTCTTACTACCCGATGATCTTGCAGCCGGAGCTACTACATTCGCGGTCCTAGTTTGAGTTTGGGCGGCCTTCTCCTCTCCAAACATCTCTGGAAAGGTTTTCCTTACGCGAGCGTCAATAGTATTGAAGTACTCGTCAGATTGCGGGTTTACCCCGTTGTTGACTAGCTTTTGGTGCAGCCCTAGTGCATAGCTGGTAACTTCCTCAAACCCACGCGAACCAAACCACTGGTTTCTTGCCTGCCAGCGCAGGGATTTTTCGTCAGGTTGTACAGGCTGAGGTGCTTGTTGGCGCAGTTGTACAGGATTTTCATCCACTTGTAAAGGCTGTGGCCTAAAATTATTTGCCGCAGCAACCTTCATCTTGGCATCAGTCATGGCCTCTTGGGCGCGAATGATGGCATCCGTGTCAAAAGATTCCTGCGCCTTCTTGAAGTTCAGTCGAGCCATTTCAAGCTCTTGCTCCGCAGCAGACTTCAACGTAGTCGCATACTGCTGGCTGCCGTTGTTCACATACTGCTTGAGCGTTTTGTTCTCATTGACCAGCTGCTGGGCCAGGCGTTCAAGCTCTTGGCGCTCACGTGCCAATTGCTCTGCCTTGCGGCGCTCGTCGTGGCGGGCATGGGTCAGCTCTTTAATACGCTTCTTCACACCCTCAGAATAGTTTTCGATCTCGTCTTCTGTAGGATCGGCCACTTCGCGGTCCAAAGGCTTACGGCCTCGGTCGCGCTCAGGTGTATCGTCAACGACTTCAATATCAAAGCCGTCTTGATCTTTCACCTCTTTTTTCGTTTCCTCGATCTCGTCGGGGAACTTGAATACGTCTTCCATCATTACTCCTTTATGCGCGTGTTACGCCACGTGGATCGTCCACCACTGCTTCGACTTGGTCGTCGTTGATCAGGCGGAATTCTTTACCGTAGATCTTCAGGCGTGTACCGGCATAAGCACGGGTCACGACAAAATCACCAGGCTTGGCCCAAGCACCACTAGGGAACTTGGCGGTGTCCTTGTACGCATCCACACCTACCTTCAAGACAAACAATACCGTAGTGGCATGTTCTTCTTGGCGGACCAGGTCAGACGGTTTTACAAGGTCAAGGTCAGTACCTGCAATCTTGTCAGAGACATCAGGCACGACACACAACAATTTCCAACCAGAAGGTTCTGGCAGCATCGTTGCTTTTTGCTCATTCGTATCAGTATCAGCCGGAGCATCCACTGGTTGAATTTGCTTAGGCAGGGTTAACCCTGGTGGCAGAATAAGATCACTCATCTGATTTTTCAACTTTCTCTACAAGGTCGATAACATAACGCTCTGCCTGGGCTAGGCCTTGAATCACCCCACAGAGTTTTTGGTACTCTTCAAAAGTACGGCAATGACCACTAGCCAAATCATCGGCGTAGTTGTTCATGTCTTTGCGTATTTGTTCGCGCAATACGCTTGCGAATTTCTGAATCATTCAGACTCCTTAGGTCCTTTCTCCACTATCACATTGGCCATGTGATTTTTGATCATCTCATTGGCCGTCTTGAGCATAAGCTCTCGCTCTGCACTCCGTTGTTCGGCTTTGTGTTTGGCGATATCCGCACCAATACGCAGCCCTTCGCGTTGGTTTTCTGCGTCGTGTTGGAGTTTGTTACGTTTAACCTCCGCCCCGACTTTCATGGCACCCAACTGTAAATTGCCATCCAGTTTTTGCTTCTCCAATGCCGCTTTCTGCGCTGCGGCCATAGCGTTAACTTTGATCTTCTGCGACTCAATAGCAGTCTGCGCCTGCAATGTGCCACCCACTTTTTGCTGTTCAAGCGCCAGCTTCTGGGCGTGCATTTGCGTATTGGCCTGCAGACGCGCTTGCTCAATAGCCGCTTGAGCCTGAGCCTGCTGAGCTTTGATCTGAACTTCCTGTTGACGCAACTGCAACTCAGCTTGTTTGATCTGCATCTCTTGTTGCTGCAACTGAATAATCGGATCTTGCTGGTTCTGCTGGTTCTGCTGCTGTTGAGCTTGCTGCTGGTGTTGTTGCAACACGCGCTGAGCCGCTTGAGCCATCAAACCAGACATAGCCACTTCAGCCTCTGGCGGCAGCTTCTCATCTTGCTGAGGCAGAGCCATACCCAACTGGGCCTCCACTTGCTTGCGATACTCAAAACCAGCGTGCTCAGCCAAGTGAGCTTGCATAGCTGCCATGATCATTGGCGCTTTGGGATTTTGTCCCATCAGCTGCTGAATTTGAGGATCCTGCATAGCCGCCATGTGAACCTGAATGTGCGCTTGGTGGTCTTGGAACTGGAACGCCTTGAGCGGTACACCGTTAAGTGCATTCACGTTCTCAGAGATTGGATCCTTAGGCGTCTGGTCATCAGGCAGGGGAACCAGTTTGTCAGGATTCTTAATGCCCAACACTTCCAACATCCGACGGTGCAACTCAGGCAGGTTATAGATATCAGGCGACATCTGCGCCATCTGAATAACTGCTTGGTACTGCACCACGCGTTGAGACATCGTCGCGGCATTAGGATCGCTGACTGGAATAATATCCACGTGCGAGAAGTCTGCTTTCTTCGACTTACGGCTACCCTTTTCAGGATCAAACTCGTATTCGTCAGGACTATCCTCTCGAATAATCTCAGCCAACAATTGCAGCTCTTGCTTAAAGGCATAGTGAACCCGTGCCTGCACCGCCGTCATCACCTTCAATTGGCGTTCCAGCAAAGCCAGAGTCGTGCCCACTGGGGCCTGACTCGACATATCGCTGACCTGCATATCTGCAGTAGCCGCAAAACGACGGCCTTCGTCAACAATATTATTCAGCAGCGTATACAGAACTTGGCTAGGTTCTTTATAAGGCAAGGGCAGGATGTTGTCCCGCAGTGCGCCAGATCCAATGTCTACGTCGCGGAACTCGCCTGGAGCAATCGGGGTATCGTCGCCTTTGATCCGGAGGCCGCGTGACTTGAGACCGCCTGGTAGGTTGGAGAGGGTGCCGGCATCAACAAGCTGGCGCATAATCGATGTCGCTGATTTTGCAAATCCGCCGATAAGGTGGAATAGCCCGAAACCGTAGGCTCCAAACCCAGGTACATACTGGTAGTGTACAAAATGCTGTCTCTTAAGCTTGAGCGGATCATTTTCTTTCCAATTTCTTCGTATCGATAAAACCTGATTCGTTCCCTTGACGATCGTCATTACATAAGGCAGGGCAATACCAGTCTCATCGTTATCCTCGTCAACATCGTTGAACCCATCCAAATCAAGGTCCACCAACGATTCAAACAACGTATACCGGTCATCGCTGTTATCCGTAAAGCCAGTCTCTTGGTCTTTGGCTTTTTGAATATCATCCGTCGTGCGTGAGGGGTCACCCAACTCCACATCACGATAAAACCCCGTTGCCATCAGCTTCAGGATTTCATTCTTCGTCATCCGCATCTCATGCGTCACGCGCTCACAGGTGCGAATATCCGTACATCCATAAGGAAGAATCACATCTTCTGCTGGAATAAATACCGACTTCTGACGACCCAACGTCGGGTCTTTATAAACTTTCTTAAAGGCAGAACCTGTAGCAGGCAAGCTCCACAGCATCCGCTCTTGCTCAGGGCGGAACTCTGGCATCTTCTCTACCAGCTCATAGTTCATGTCCTCTTCAACATTCCGAGCCGCCTGCATCTTCTCAGGCGTTTCCTTACCCCAGATCGTCGTACGCACAGGCCCTTGGGCAGGGAACATCTCTGTAATCGTTTCCGACTGGAACCGTACCACCGCCTCAGTGATCATTGGGTGGAACACACCAGAAGCACCCATCCAAGGCTCAGTACGTTCTTCATACTGCAGGCCCATCAGCTTTAGGCCCATCACATAAGTCTTCTCCCACTCTTTGCGGGATTGGCGGTCTGTATCTACACTCGCCGCCAGCTCAGAACCAATTCGCTGTAATATCGACTCATCCAGTTCTTCAGCCAAGTTACCGTTAAAGCCTTCACCCTCTTCTTCTGGCTCCTCTTCCATGTCCTCTTCAGGACCTAAGACCTCAACCTCAACAGGCTCACTCTCTAATCCAGCTAAACCTTGGGGCGCTTGATAAACCGATTTGTCGATGTTAGTAGCCATGTATATCCTCAATAATAAGCGTGAGTCTTACGCTTAAAAAACTGTTGTTCCTCAGGTTCATCCGACTGCAGTCTAATAAACCCACCCCGCCTAAATCTTAACAACGCCTGCGTAGAACTATCCACCAAGTCATCATGCTCAGCATTAGGAAATGACGCCATCTGATCAATGACCTCCTGCGCCCACCTAGTCTCGGGAGCCCACACTTTACCCGATCTAAACATGTCCGTCACGCTGTTTATACGAACAAACTTATCATTCCCCCGACTGGGCGAATACTCCTCAACAAAAATCCCCATGCTCCTGAGCTCATAAATCAACGGCGCGCCAGCAGCCTTTGCCTCAACAATGAACGCATCAGGCTCCCACTCCCTATAGTGGTCATACGCCGTCTGCTTCAACTCCGGAAACTCCATCCGCTTTTGAAACGCATCTAGCAAAATAATATTCACATCACTCGGGTCTTCATCCAAATAAAAAACCCCCCACGTCGTACATGCAGAAAAGTCACTCCGCTCACTCTTCGTAAACGCCGTATCCCAAGACTGAATAATAAACTCACACGGTGGCGCTCTGTCCGCTTCCCACCTTCTCCACCACTCTCTCTTAACTAAAGCCCCCTCTTCACCCGTCGGACTCTGCTGGTACTGTGCATTCCACTTGGCAGGCGGCAACTCCTCCTTCAGGGCAGTCAATTCCTCAATCGACCAAAACTCCGGCCACAACGGCTTACCACTGGGCATGATCGCAGGTAACTCAATAACCTCCCACTCCTCACCCTTGTCCCGCATCGAGGCATCTTTAATAACCCGACCCGTCAAATCCCGCTCAGCCCAGCGCGTCATCACAATCACAATCGCCCCACCAGGCTGCAACCGCTGCCGAGGACCCGACGTATACCACTCATACACCTTGTCAAATACCTCAGGATTCCCAGACGCCATCGCCGCTTCCTGCTCTGAATGCGGGTCATCAATAATCAAAAGGTCCGCACCCTTACCGGTAACAGTACCACCTACACCAATAGCGAAGTACTCGCCGTTCTGACTCGTCGCCCATCGCCCAGCACTCTTGCTATCCTGCCTCAAAGATACAGACGGGAACACCCTGCTATATTGCTCACTCCCCACCAAGTTCCGAACCTTACGCCCAAAGTTAACAGCCAGGTCACTTGTATTAGAGCTCTGAATCACTTTCTTATTCGGATACTTCCCCAAAAACCAAGAGGGCAGTAGGAAGGACGCAAACTCCGACTTCGTATGCCGAGGCGGCATGTTAATGATCAGCCTCTTCAATCTCCCAGCCGCAATCTCTTCAAACTTCTTAGCCATTAGGGCATGGTGTCTACCATGAACAAAAGACGGCCACATCAGCTTCACGTACGACATGAAACTACTCTGCGCCACCTCCCGCTCACTCGCCAGCCGGTAATCCTCCACCAACTGGAATATCGGCTCTTGCTGCTCCTTAGGCAGGGCGGCAATCAGCTTCTCAATCTCACTCAACATCCAACTCCCTAAAATTGATATACACCGGCCTCACCGACCGAGCAGCCCCCTCTACCCTCTTAACCACACCAAGGCGCACTAACCTATCCACGATCTCCTTCGTGTTCCCCAAACCCATCTTCCCACGGGCAACAGCAATGTTTCGTAGAGACGGCCCATACCCATACCGCTTCCAAAACTCATCTATAACAATAAACACTTCCGTCTGCATAGGCGTCATACCAGCCTCCATACATTCCTCAAACGTCTTCTCCCGACGTCTCCTAACCATCGCCCTGTTAATCAAAACTTTCTTCATGCTGGTAATATTAACACCTTGACTAAGCAACTATTGTCTAAGCAAGCTGTTAATAATTCCACTTGGGATACCCCCCCGTGGGTCCGCTGTTTGGCGAGCATGGGGGTGGTTTTCCACAAACTAGGTGACAGAGGGTGGGGAATAATGTTCATGGCCGAGCGCCGGTGCCACCGGTCGAAAGAGGGGGGTGGGGGGTGGGTGGGGTCGGCTCATCGGCGGATTCCACGACCTGCGGCTCTGGCATGGCGGCGGCGTTGAGCTCATCCAGGAGCGAATCAGCCGAGCGGATCACGTCAACGTCAACGGCTTGGGCATTACTGAGGCGTCTAAGCTCTTCGAATATCTTTGCCTTCGCATCCTCTGAGCTGGAGATCGTTCTCACTTCGGTGCGCTCGGTGAAGGCGCTCACTTCGGTTATCTGTCCGGCCACCTTCGCTGCGTTGATCTTCACGGCGGGCGGCGTCTCTGGGTTTATCATCACGTCAACGAGCGTTTTTATTACCAAAGCACGCAGGGCGGCAGGTGTGCGCTGTTTTTCCCCCTCTAATGCTTGTCTGTAGGCTTCGGCTTCGGTCATTATTCGGGCGTCCTTCTTAAATCGGCTCGCATGGTTTCCGGCTGTAGTGGGTTTCGCTGTCTTGGAGTAAACGAGGCGGTAGGCCTGAGCGCCTGTTTCACCCCTTGCCAAGTGGTGGGCGAATTGTCTTTGTTTGTGTGTTAGCTCCCTTGTTACTGCGTTCCCTAATACTTCAGACAAGGGGAGCTGTTCCATCGCTTCAGCTGCCTGCCTTCGGCTCAGGGGGCGCGGCTCTTTCGGTGTCGGTGTTGCTTTCATGCCCGCGAGACTACCAGAACAAAAACAGAAAAAAAACCTAGCACGCCTGGCCGGGTTTATCTCTGGTCCCTGCAGCCGGTCCCCTGGTAACGTTTCCACCCTGTCGGATCTCTCTCCCTGGTAATAATTCCACCTTGGCCACACACAGGCCGCACGGCTTCGCCTGAGCCGCTCGAATCGCGCCGCGATCCTTCGGGCCTTGTCTATACAGTGGTTTTACTGTATGCCATGTAAAGAATTGTAAAGAACCTATATCATCCGTTGACACATGCAATATAACTGCTACATTAACACCTGTGCTAACTGATAACACACCTTAAGCAACCAACCGAAAGGCAAACCATGACCAAATCAGAAACCCGCGAGATTAACAAAGCCCTGCAATTCGCTGCAGCCGGACTCGGCGCCGATTACCTGGCCCGCGCATTGTCAGCCCTTTATCGCGCCACCCGTAGCAAGGCCACCAAGCTTGAAATTCTGGTCCTGGCCACTGAGCACAACATCACCAACAACCCGGAATTCATTGTTTAAACCAACGGGGCCAAGGCCCCTTACCTAGAGAAAACACCATGCAAACACCAACACCCGAAACAATCAAAAACCGCGAAAAGAATTTTTACCTGGTCCGCCAGGAAAACTACAACGGAAACGCGACGCCTAACATCGCCTGGCAGGTTTGGGAAAAAACGGCCGAACGGTGGAAACTTGACCGCGAATATTCAACCAAACGCGACGCGACTCATTGGCTTTATGTTTGCGCCGGGGTTTGACATGTATCGCATAACCGACACCTACGGGACCGACCGCACCGCTTGGACCTGGTCCGAAGCCCTGGCCTGGCTTGCAGCCTGCAGCCCAACCGCACGCATTCACAACCGATTCACCGGCCGCTTGATAGCTGGCCGCAACCAATGAAAGGACACCCAATGCACACATTCCGCACATTCCCCACAGCACAAGCAGCCCGCGACTATCGCCATGAACACGGCACAGGAGGCTGGATTTTCGAGCCTGAGGCAAAGCCCGACACTTTGGAACACTTCACATGGACGGAATCGATCCTATTCCCGCCCGACTATTCACCGACCATGATTTTTAACCACTCCATGACCAAAGGCCGCTCAGGTCAATTACTCAGCAACTAAGGAGAAATGAAAATGAACGATTACACCGCCAACGGCTTCGCCAATCGCCGCGCCTACCTCGACAGCCTGTGTGAAGAATACCCCCGAGAAACTGTTTACGCCCTCGCCGCCATGCTTGGCCCTTCTGAGGATTTTGACGGGCTTGTAACGTCACTTGAGGATTACGCTGAGGAATTCTAAGCGCCCTGCACTGTAAGCCCTGCTGGTCAGGGTTTACGGGGCAACCGCCCGAACAGTAACAAACCGAAAGGATGAGAGAAATGAAGCAAACCGTTTATCGTTCTGATTTTGAAAACGCTTTTAAATCCCTGCGCCCTGAAAACTTTTCTTATGAGGGGTTAAGCGTTCTTTTTGAGTATTTGGAGAATTGGGAAGCTGATGCCGGAGAGGATTTGGAACTAGATGTGATCGCTATTTGTTGCGACTTTGCCGAGGGCTCTTGGCAATCAATCGCCGCTGATTACTCAATAGAAATTGACGAAAACGAAAACGAGGACGAACAAGCCGAGCAAGTGCGCCAGTATTTAGAGGATGAGGGCGTTTTAGTTGGTGAAGTGTCCGGCGGGTTTGTTTATCGCCAGCACTAAGGAGACGCCATGTTTACGCACTATTACAACGGAATGTTTATACAGGGGCGCTGCGACCGTGCCGCCTGCTATATCACGGACGACACGGGACATTTTATAGGCCGGACGTTAAAAAGCTATCGCGCCGCACAGATCGCAATCACCAAAGCCCGCGCCAATGGCGTGCCCGCATCACGTTATTAAGGGGAGAGACATGAAAATAAAAACCCAAAAAAATGGCTGCTGGACTGTTTTAGACAAGGTTTATCACGATGGGCTTTGGGTTGTGAAACTTTACAACGCCGCCGGAAACCTAACCGACAAAGTGCGAACGGACGACTACAAAAACGCCCTCGCATACTGGAAAACTTTTAATTTAATCGCAAAGAATGGAGCATGAAATGACACAATTTAACCTTGACCAAATGACAAACGCCGAACTCTACAAGCTGAAAAAGCAAATAAACGAGAAGCTCGGACACTATGAAATGCTAACTGTCACGCCCGATGACATTACAAATCATCTTGCAGATATTGAAAGTGATTTAAAACCGACCGACCAACAAATCCGCGAGGCTCTGGCCTACGTCAGCCGGAAATTCTACCCGCAGGACTTTTTCCACGCTGTTAATTACGCCGTTGAAATCATTGAGAAACGTTACGCCTAGGAGGAAGCATGAAACTTTACGCCGTAACCATACAGGCCACGATCACCAAAACAGTCGAAATCATGGCCAACAGCGAAGCCGAGGCCGAAATGACCGCACACGATCAATTCACGGTTGAGCCGGAACCAGATGAAAACTACGACCAAGAAACAATTAGAACCGAACTTTTACAGGTGAAAGAATGAACACTTTTCAATTGACCAGAGCCGAAATCATCCGCCAAGGATTACAGCGCGACATTGATTGGCAGAAACACATCATCGCCTATACGCCCGACAAAATGCAGAAAGAACGGTGCATGAGAGCCATTGAACGCTTACAGGAAAAACTTAACCAACTCGACAAGGTGACAGCATGAAAACTTTTAAAGAGATAACAATAGGCGATAAGTTTTATTTCGCTGGGGGGATTTGGATTAAAAAATCTAGTCGAACCGCATGGGTAGCAAATAAGACGCAGTTTTTTTATTTTGGCAAAAATGAGGAAGTGACAACATGAAACACACCGAACACGCCTACATTGACGCCGGATACAGATACGAAAGGGGGAAAACCCCGGCCGAGATCCTGCGACTAATGATCCAAGCCGAAAAAATCAACGACCGGACCGAAGCCCGACGCCTGATCGATATTGGCCGCCATGAAGCACGCAAGGCCACCCAATGGCAAAGGAGCTAAACCCATGCCTTGGACCAAATTTAAAATAATTCTCGCGCTCGTTTACTTGGCCGCGCTCATTGTGGCCGCCTGCGACCTGATGGTTTGGCGCCCGTGATCTGGCGCGCCGACCTGCAGCAAGGCCCGCACAGATTCACCCTCGAAATGGAAGCCCCGTCGCGGGCTTTCATTGTGCGCGCTATCCACAAAACCGCGATGCTCTATGACCGACCAGGCGCGCAAACCGTTATCATCCGAATTTATGAAGCCCCGCTCAATATTTAGTATCACCCTGGCCGAAGACGACACCGGCTTTGTATACGCTATGGCCGACCATGCGGGCGAAGGCCAAATGGCCCTTGAAGTAGGCATGGAAATAATGCACCACCTCGCTATGGCCGAAAAGGAAAACCCCCTAATTCTGGCCGTTCAACCGTTCATTGTGGCCAACCAGAAGGTGCAATGACCTGACCAGGCCCTGAGAGAATTTATAGATTCCCTGGGCCTGCATATCGTCGTTTGCGTCATTGCCTATGACCGACGACATCCAGTATGGCCAACCAATCTGCTTGGCCGCCCTCTCCCCTGTGGCCGACGAATCATTGTCCGCAATCACCAGCCCCGATGGCAGACCAGCAGCGACCTTGATCATGTTGGACGCACTAAAGCAAACATGAATCGTATACCGCCGCTTCATGGCGCGTAAGGCAGCCCGAACGCTCAACGCTGTGGCATACCCCTCGCACAATATGTTGGGGCCTTTGTTGTCGAACACGAAGGACGCATTACTTGTCCGTTGGCCGAACAGAAATTTCTTCTGCCCCTGCTCGTCAATCATTTGGCATCCGACCAGCCGCGCACCGAGCCGCATTGGAATTATTAACAATGACCGACCATCCTGGTTCCAGACATTACCCTCCTCGTCTGGAAATCCTTTGTTGATCAGATACTTATGGCGGCCGAAGCGGGACTGCTTCAGTATCCATGCCGCCTTCTGCGCCGCCTCTCGGTTCAATTCCTGTGTTCGTAACTCAGCTTCACGCGCCTGTCTGGCCAGCTCGGCTTGCTTTGCAGCGTCCATTACATAAGAACTGTCTGGCCTCCAGGTGTCCGCGCTTGTGTCCATTGCATGGTTGACTACGAATCCATGTGTGCCCATGTATTTGGCAGAGCCGTTGCGCTTAGATGGATGGTCTTCTGTTGCGTATCTTTTCCATACCCCGATCGGTGGTAACGTTTCCATCAAGAGCCCTTTGGCCCTTGCGAACTGCAGGAAATCCATCACTTCTTCCCTTTCATGTAGGCAATAATTCTAGACTTAATGAACCGCTCTGTGGCCAAACTTGGCACTCGAACGTTATCGTGTAAACCCCTAGGCCAAACCCCGAACTTGTCCCTGTAGGTATGCGCCGCTCGACCTGGGTTCCAACCCTCAACCTTCACTTTGTATTGCAGCTCAGACCAAAACTCCTGCTTCTCGTCTCGGTTTGCATTGGCTGTTAATTCTTCCATCTCACCTGGAACACTTGCCAACTTCTTCTTGGTCTCCTTGATGTAGCCACAATGGGCGCAGGTGTCACTACTGCTCCGCCACAACGCGCCACACTTCGGACACTTGGCCGCCTCCTTCTCCTTGTCTGTCTTCTCCTTCTTGGCCTTCTCCTTGCCATCATCCAGCTCAGATACACCGTTCGCAAACACATCATCCCAATCCTCTCGGAAACGAATGTAGTTGCCCGAATGGTCAAGCCAGACACCGAAGGATTTTCCAGGAGACGGACGCATGACCCGACCCATCTGTTGAATGTGCGACGACAATGATTTACTGAAGGGCCTAGCAGATATACCTATAAAAACATCGGCGCAGTTATGAATCAGGAGGTCTTCGCAAGTAAAGCAATTTCTGGGACCGCAGTTGAGTATGTCCCATACACGCCCTTTGGCTTGTCTGATGGAAGATGGAATCTCTCGATGATCTGCTGGTCGCTGAGGCCGTAGCCCATCAAATTTCTGAGGGTCTTGTCTGCGTATTTGATCTCTGGATAATTTAGACGAAACAAATGAAATCGCTCTACATACTTGCTTCGACGCGTATGAGAGTTGTTCTCTTGCCGAGTTGACCAACGTAGATTTCCAGGTTCGTAATGACCATTGTTGTTGATCCTGTCCAGATGTATGTTGATTGATATTTTTTCTGGTATTCCAATATTCTTCTTTATCCATTGCGCCGCCAGTCTTGGACTGCTGAACATGAAGCGAATTCCTCGTCCGCCATAATCCCGATAAGACGGATGCAATGGATCCGTGCATCTGGCTTTCTGCGCCTTGCATCGACGAACAAGCCACTGTGGAGCAGCGCAATCCGAACAACCAGCCCATTGAGGCGCATACAACATGGAAATAAGCACCAATTCCAAGCGGCCACAATCCAGACACTCGCACATCAGTTGCTCTTTGTTGGTCTGTCTGTTGGCAAGATAGACCAAAGGAGAACTGACCTTCATGTTCTTGAATCGCTTGCCCACCATTTCCGGTTTTAATGATTGGAATTCCACGTCTCGCACATTCACCAAATTCAATCCATCCTTGTGCTGTTTTGACTTTGTGATCTGGGGTGGCTGTAAGTCCGGCGTATGTGATGACATCTCTCACTCCTTTGTAAATAACACCATGATGGGAAACAAACTCCACACCATCCCATATCTTATCATTTAACAAAATTTGGTCAATGGCAACAAGTCCTCTTTCAGTCAGGACGCGAGATCCCTCCAGAACACAATCAAATCCCTTGGTCAATATGTCTGTGGCTATGAGCCCATGAATCTCTGTATCGGGCTTGGAAAAGTCTTCGACCACGTCACGCTTGAAGTCATCGGCATCCTTGTAACTAATGCTGATGAAGTTGTATCCCTGCTCCGCAAACTTGCGTGACAAGTCCTCTGCGTGCTTTACCCCCGAGGCAAACACCACGGTCTTGACCGGACGCTTGAATATCTCATGGGTCTTTTTGATCCACTCAGCCACCACGTCACCCGTGATCTTGAGCCCGCGCTCTGTGGATTCTTTCTGAGACCACTCGCCAGCGACCTTCTTGGCCCCCGTCATGTCGATCTCTTTGGCAATGAATACACGAAGCGGAACCAGACTGCCCTGCTCCACCAGCTGCTTGGTCGTGATGGGCGAGACCACATGCTCGTAAATATTTCCAAGACCCTTGGTAAAGGGCGTGGCTGTTAGGCCGATCACCTTGATGCTCGGGTTGTTCTTAATGAACTCCACCGTGGCCGCTCTGGTTTGGTGGCACTCATCTACGATCATGAGCTTGAGGTCAGGGAAATCCCCGCGACTCTCCAGCGTCTGGGCCGAGCAGACCTGTATCTTTTCATACGGTCGGTATCGCCAATGCCCAGCCTGTAGAACGCCGTGATCAATCTTGTATTTCTCCAGCCGCTTACTGGTCTGGTCACACAAGACAATGCGGTCCAAGATCATCGAGCTGTTACTGCCCTTGTTCATGGCCGCCTCTAGCAGGGCAATGGCCATCTCGGTCTTGCCTGCCCCTGTGGGCGCAACCAGGATCTGTGTCCTGTATCCCGCCGCAAAGCCCCTTCGCAGAGACTCTATCGCCTGCGCTTGGTAGTCGCGCAAATTTAAGCTACTCATACAATCCCTCAACTGCTGGCACTAGCCCGCCAGCTTGGGCTACCTTACGCTGCTTTTTTTAGTTGTCGCTGAAGCATACCCACCTGCTTGATGAGCTGGGCATTCTCTGCTTGGTAAGTATCACGACTGATCTTGAGGGACTGGTTCTCAATGCGGAGCATCTTGACCTCCTCTTGCAGCTCTTCGATCATGGTCTTGGCCAATTCTTTCTCTTCGGGCGTGGCCTCCATCGCTACCACGGCCAACTGCTTCTCAAGACGCTGGTTCTCTTCCTGCAAATAATTCATGGCTTCGGCGTCCATGTCGTTGGCTGCTGGTAATAATTCCACTTTCTCAGGTGGTAATAATTCCAGCTTGGGTTCGACCACGTTCTTTAGCTTGGCAGGTTTGGCCTCCTTGGGCGTCATGCGCTCCTTACGCATACGGCTCACCAACACATGGCTAACGTCTACCATTCGGGCGATCTCGCGGTCGGCAAGGTCTTGGTATTCCAAGTCATCCAAGCACCAGTTCACACAGCGGCGCTTGTCAGCATGGCTACGGGGCAGGCTCTTTTGGAATTTGTTTGCCTCTTGGAAGGCGTAGATCTGGGCGTCACGCAGGGTTCCCAGCTTGCGAATGCAGGGCATGGTGGCTTGGCCTTGCTTCTTGTGGGCGTGATAGCGGTGGAAACCGTCTGCCAGAAAAAAGTATTGGCCGTCGTCAAAGATAACTGCTGGGTCGATCTCTTCGCCGTTGTTAATCGCCTCAGCGATGTTGTCTATCTGCTCTTGACTTTCCTTCTCGCGTGATTGAGTGCCGCGATCGATACGAATGTGTTCTAGCTTGATGTTTTCAATTTTCATTATTGTTCCTTTGGGGTCGTCAATTTTGCATTAGTTTCCAAACAATTCACCGGCCATGAAATACAGACCAGTGAAAAACAGTGCCGCCCAGAAGACGGCTACTGTTACTTTTACCAAGGCGCTTCCTCATGGTTGTCAGGATTGAATGGCGGTAGTCCTGCCTTGTCGGGCGGCAGCTGAGTCGGAAAAGGCCAGTTATTCATCATCGTCCTCCAGCTCTGGATAGTCAGGGTCTTGCGGGTTGGGGTGGCGAATAAGCTGGTTGTAGTAACGCTTTTCAGCGGCTACTTCTTGGCGCAGTTCTTCAATGTCAAAGTCATAGTCGTCAGTCATGCGTCTCTCCATTTCCATCCCAGCAGTTCTTCTGTGTTCTTGATCTGCTGTTCAGTCGGTTTATGGTGCATCGCAAACATCATTAGCTGCGGTGCGCCTTCATACAAAACCCAATATCCCACGGGTTTAGGTGGCGCAGTAAATGTGTATTCTTTTGATGTGTCAGTCATGCTTCACCTCTTGCTCGGATTCTTTCGGCATAAAAATCAAGCGCAGAATCAACTGCTGGTTGTAATTGTGGAACATGGCTATTTGGAATGGCTGACAAAGTTTTGCGCAACTCTGCACACGCCTCACGCTCATGTTGTGCTACCAATCTGGCAAACTTTACGGGGTCTAATTCGCCAGCAACATAGTCACCATTGCTTTTAATAACCAAGGCTTGGTCATATAGTTTTGCAATTTGTTCGTCAGTCATACCTTCATCTCCTGAATTACTTTGGTGTTGTCCCACCGCTCATCCGATACCCACATCACGCGAGCCATCGTCTCGCCCTTGTTGGCTAGGGCAGTGGTCTTCTTGGCGACTTCCATAGGGTCGTCCCCCTTGGCGACCAAGCGCCACTCCTTCGCAAGCGGTGCCTTGGTCTGGCCGATGTAATAGCTTCCGGTCATGATTCACCCCAAAAATATAAAGTACAAAGCCATCACAACAATGGCCAAAATGAACTCGGCTAAAAGCATTCCCACCGAGCCATACAACGCGCCAATAAACGGTCCATCATAATCGTCACGATTCAAATAAGCGCCTACGCCAGCACCGATAAAGATCAAGATCAAAGCAACCTTGAATATGATGACGTCATTACGGTCTACGTCATGCGGCTGAGGGTATAGCTTCTCCGCGCAATAGGCGTAGTAGTGGATCTGTTCCAGCGTAGCCCCTGCGTGTTTATAGGTTGGCACGTAGGCTATGCACTCTGCCCGAGCTGCTGATTCTGCTGCGTGCTGAGCCGCAATATTTGCTGATGTTGCCGCCGAGATGGCGACTGCTGTTGCTACTCCCATGTCAGAACTCCGCAGGCGTGTGTTCAATAGCAGTCAGCTTACCGATCTGCTCCTCGATCTCTTTGACCCGCTTATTGAACTCATTGATCACGTCCATCTTCTTGCGGCGCAGGGCAGCCACCTCTTGGGCGATCGGATCGAATTCCTCTGGAACTAAATACACCAACTCAGTCTTACCCACCAACACATACTCCGAGCTGTATTTGCTTTGGTCAAACGATGAGATCGAAAAAGCAAACTTGCCATCGTATTGGCGGTAGTGGTGAACGTAAACTGGTAACGTTACCAGCCGCTGGTCGTGATCGATCTGTTTACAAGCCGCCACGTTATCGTTAATCTCTCGTTTCATACAAACTCCTTTTTAGGTTAAATGAACTACATCCTGGCCGCTCTTCAAAATGTCAGCGGTCTTCTTTATCCACCTCTCATACTCTGACCTGCTGATAGATGTCCTCTGCAAGTCATGGTATTCATACACCTCGCGGTAAGCCGTTAAGCCCCCCGCTGTCGTGCCCATCTTTCCGGTCTTCTCAAACCTGACATGGTCATCCAGCAACTGAAGCTCCGCCTCTCGGCAAACCTCAATCGCCTCTGGCCCCACGCCCTTCTTAGCCATCACCTCAGCAATGTTCACCATCGCCGAAATAGACCGCCAATCATTCGGTGTCGCTGTGCCCGATCGGAACGCCTCCAAAGCCAGCAACTCCCTCGTCCTTAAATCCTCCAGCGGCTTACCGTCTACCAGCGCCGCTCCCTCCATAGCGTGCTGAATAACGTTCACCAGTGCATACACCTTGCGCTTTGTCCGTTTTCTCATTTTGCCGTGCTCCCTGTAATTGTCAACTGGTTGTTCTGGTGTCTTTGTAGGTGGTAGCATATCATAGGAAAATTATCATGCAATACTTTTTTTCATCTCCGTCAAATTATTTTTACCGCCAGTCGGTTTGATCCCAATTGCCCTTACCGTGGTTGCACTCATGGCATAGGATCTGAAGATTGTTTACATTGAGGGCTAAGTTTGGATACAGCTTACGTGGCTTGATGTGGTCAACGTTCATAACAGCTCCTTGGGCGGGAGTAGCTCCACAGCACTGACACTTAGGCCCAAACTTCTTCAGCGCCTCCATACGCACCCTGCGCCATTCATACGTCGATAAAAAGGCGTCGGTGGTCACATCAACACCACACACCTTGACGACCCGCTTAACGGGCGCTTTTTCTGACTTGGCGTTACGACGAAGTTGACTAGCTGCCTTGCGCTGAGCCCTGGACGGACGGGGCTTTACCTTACTGCCAATAGGCTTTGGATACTTCTCCATATACCTAGCACAGATATAGGCAAAGTTGGTCCTGACCCACGCCTCAAAGCTTACATCGGCAGGGCAGGGCATACCTTCAGCCTCCAGGGCTAGACACGCCTGCTCCATCTCACTCAGCCCCAGCCGACGATCAGCTCGGACCCGCGACGTGATAAACCAAGGTAAGGCACTACCCTTAACTCTCTTATCAACCTGATTAGCCATCTACATCTCCGGTAAGTATCGGTCTGAGCCACTAAATACAAGGTATTACACCCACATCACGGAGGGAGAAGACTGAAGCTCTGGACACAACCCACCCCTAGCCCACAGGACGCGGGGTTGGCTGAAGAACAATATCACGTCGGTCGTTTCCTTCGTTACATTGGCTACGGTCATCTCTCAATGTTCCGCCGTAGCTGTCAGACATTTAGGCCCATTGTGAGACCCCTTCTTAGCGCACTGACCGAGCTTGTCCCAAATGTTGCCGTTGCCCCGGATTACCTCAATCTCTCGACCTAGATCCGTTCTGGCGGTTTACTCAACATCTGGCGCTATCTCCACCCGCGCTTGCCACGTCGATACTTTTTATGGCTCTCGATCTGGGCCAAACCGTTCATGTGCCCGTTAAATTACCAGATCAAGGTATACGGCTAAAAAGCAAAAAACCCATTGGTGAACGAGCTTTAGGCTTGGTTGCCGCATAAGAGCCTGCGTAGACAGGACATCCCAGCTTTGACGAAGCCCGCTCACCAATGGGTTTGCGGTTGCGTTTCTACGAACTACAACGGGTTACCAATCCGTTGATGTTTTGGATTATACACAGATAGAACTGTTGTCAACAACTTTTTTTAGGTGGGGTACTCGCTGCGTCTAGTGTCTCTTTATGTGCCCTGTCTAGAACAAGTAACCAGCATCCGCTTTCCCCCTAAATTGGTCGGGTCGTCTGGAGTCGAACCAGATAGACTTCTAACACACCCTGCTGTTTATTACGCACTCTAGAAGTTGCCGTTCAAGCAAGTAGCCACAGAAGAAGTTTTGCACCCAATGTGCAATCGTGCCACCACATCACGCTTCAACCCGAAAATATTGTTGGTGTGTGCATCGCAGGGTGTATCTGCACACGGCGACCCTTTCAGCTTTCGCCTACTCGCCCCCAACCCATTACCAACACGACTGGGGACTGTTAGCCCGACTTGGCATTAACCCGGTATTTGTCGGTTTATTCCAGCGGGTAAGCCATTTATGCCAATCCCCATGCGTCTTGGTACGCAGGAACAATTGTACCTGCCAAGTGGTAATATTACCAGCAAAAAAAACGGCCTCCGAAGAAGCCGTGGAACCCACCAAGGGATGTATGAATGCAATAGCGGGTTCAGTATACCACAATGCTCCACTACGCTCCAAGATGCTCCAGCATGGCACAAGCCTCCTCAGGACTGTTCACTATAAACAGCGGACCACCTGACCAGCTCGCAAAGAACTTCTCCTCCGGCTCCGTCAGCTTTCTCGCACTCGGCGGCTTGTCCCCGTCCTTCACTTCCAGCAGCGCCGTCTTCCCCTTATAACCCACCAGCAAGTCCGGTATCCCACCGCCTTGGCTGATCGTATGCACCGTAGCACCCATCGCCCGCAGAGCAGTCACCACCGCCCCATGATTGTCGTCCTGCCTCATCGCCCTACGTGCCATAAATATTTTTCCTCATGTGTTGCATTTCCAGAATATACCTGATAGCATATCTACCAGAACAACCAGTAAGGATGTTCGTAACCCCAATTATAGGAGTATGAATGCGTATAACCAATGTCCACAACTTGCCGGACACATTTGTAAATGTGATCAAGCGGCCTCAGTATTCCAAGGGCGCGTCCCAGATATCTGCTACAGAAATTCTGAATTCGCCCCGCATTGTTCAGCTAAAGAACAAGCATTGGGATGAGCTGACACAAGACGCCTCTGAAATGGTCTGGTCTATCTTTGGCTCCGCCGTCCACGGCATCTTGGAGCACGGCAAAGACAATCACCACATCGTTGAAGAGCGGCTGCACATCGAATTTAACGGCTGGCATATCTCTGGCGCTATTGACCTGCAAGAAGTCGAGGAAGACGGCATCATCATCAGCGACTACAAAGTTACTGGTGCATGGTCTGTTATGAACACCAAGGCCGATTGGGAGAACCAGCTGAACATCTATGCTTGGCTGGTTCGTAAAGTAAAGCAAAGTAATGTAAAGAAGCTGCAGATTTGCGCCATCATCCGCGACTGGTCTGCCCGCGAAGCAACTACCCGCGAGAACTACCCACAAGCCCCAGTGGTCATCATTGATATCCCGATCTGGGATTTTCAATACGCCGAGCAGTATGTAGCCAGACGCCTGAGCGCACACAACGATGCCGTGTTTGCGATCGCCGCCAACTTCGACCTGCCTGAATGCACACCTGAAGAGATGTGGGAGAAACCCACGATGTACGCCGTGATGAAAGAGGGCGGTAAGCGGGCCAAATCAGTCCACAAGACGCTGGAAGAAGCTGAAGCGGTATTGACCAAGGGATACGCCATTGAGGTTCGTCCTGGCGGTAGAACGCGCTGCGAGGGCTACTGCCAAGCAGCACCTTTTTGTGATCAGTGGAAACGTTACCAGGAGCAGCAACATGGATGAGAATACTAAAGAATTTATTGTGAAAGACAGCGTAAAGATTGAAGGTGTCACCGAACACTACATTTGGTATAACGCCGAGCTACTCAAGCAAGCAATCAAGAAATGGATGCTTGACTTTGAAAAAGTGGTTTCCGTCATGGAGCAGCGCCACAAAGAACATCTAAAGATGCTTCAAGAAGTCATGGATGAGAACCGTGCACTGAAAAAGAAGTTGAATGAGCAGCAATGAACGCCCTGCAATACCTGAGCAACTTACGCCCTGCCATTCCTATGTCAGCAGAGCATCCATGCACTGACATGAGCGGCGGAGAACTACGTCGCCACATGCAGCAAGGCGCTGTAATTATTAACACCGAGCGGGTTGACCCGAAAGAAGAGATCGACTTCCCCGTCTTCTCGCTGGTGTTCTTTCCAAAGTCCGCCACCCGCAGAACAACCATCATCTAAGGAGTAGCAATGAAAAAAGTAGAACTTGTATTTGACCGACTCAGCGTTGATTGGACGCCGGAGGAAGACGAAGCCTTTAACGAGGTGGAAAGACAGTCCAACTTGGGCAAGCAGATACTGCAGGATATCAACGATGATTGGCGAAAGCACGCCAGCGAATACGAGCGTGGCTTTATTGATGGAATGCAAAAACAGATGCAATCAAGCGTGGACAAAGCAGTCAACGCAATGGGCAAGCGTGAATGGGTTGGGTTGACGGATGAGGAGCGCGATGAATGTTTGGGAAATTACATCACAGCAGAAGGTCGCGCCCGAGCCATCGAAGCCAAACTCAAGGAGAAGAACAATGGATAAACCAACAACGTATCTAAAACGGTTGCAAGAAGAGCTGCGTTTGCTTGTAGACCACAATGAAAACACGCTTGGTTATGTTCGTTTGCTAAATGCACAAG